ATGGCCATCAATCCAGCAGCCAAGATCACCAGAGAAGCAGCAAGAGTACCTAACCCTTTTGCTAACCCTGAAATAGACATGCCGCCAAATGATCCGATAGCCTTGGCGAGTCCTCCAATAGCTGCAGCAACCAGAAGAAGTCCAGCCGCTTGCAACGCCATAGTCTTAGGCATGGCTTGGACAGCTAGAGCAATAGCACCCAATGCAATGGCGATAGCTGCGATGCCCTTGGCCAATGTGGAGAAGTCCATTCCTCCCAATTTGCCAATCGACCCGGCAATCAACTTCAGACCCGCGCCAATGGCAACTAGACCGACGCCGATTTGGACCATTCCCGACGGGAAGAGTCTGGAAGCAGCACCGATTGCCGCAAGAGAGACAGCAACCGCTCCGATACCCTTACCCAACTCAGCCCAACTGAGACCGCCGAAATCCTTGACTGCACTAGCCAAGATCTTCATAGCGATGGCGATAGCTGTGATACCAACACCAGATGAGATCAGTCCAGCCGAATTCTTGGACAAAGGTCCAGCTGCAGCAGATATACCTACAAGAAGTACACCAACCCCGCCGAGACCCTTAGCAAGCTCAGCCCAACTGAGACCTGAGAGTGCTTTGACTGCAAGTACTAGAATATCAACAGCTGTAGCCAGACCTATAAGTCCAGCAGCTATGATCGGCAACTTGACGAAACCAGTACCTGTGCTCATGGTATCGATGATCTTCATAGCCCCTAGAAGCTCACCGAAGCCAATCGTCAGACCTGACATCGCCGCGTTCATCTTCTTAGGATCGATAAGAGACAAAGCGACAATAGAAGCAGCCAATAATCCGACAGATATAGCAATCTTCTCGATCGCACCAGCCTTGATACTCTGCTGCATAGCGCCAAGAGCACCCGTCAACGCCTCAAACGAGCCACTGATGCTCTCAAATATACCTCCGCCGATGCCCTTTGCGAAGCCTCCCTTGAGGAACTTCCTGAGCATGACGAACATACCGCCAAGAAGACCTGTCTTGATGACATTCAGGATGCCACTGACATTGATATTCTTTACAGCGTTACCAATATCTTCACCCAGATTAGAAAACAGATCGGCAATTGAGTTAGCTGATGGTGTAAGAATCTTCTCAGCTTTGTGGAAGCCAGTTACGAACTTGTCCCAGACTACCTTGAACCCTTCCATAATCTTTTGAAGCGGAGTAAGCGCAGCGCCCATTCCTCCCAGCGCCGCTGTGAAGCCTCCGCCGATATTTGAACCGACCCCACTGAAGACTGAACCAATGGCGTGACCCAGTTTGCCTAGGAACGCAATAGGTGCAGCAAGAACATGCCCTAATCCGACAAAGAAATCATGAAGCTTATTACCGCTCTTAAGCGCCTTGTCCACGGATACAAGAAAATCACCTATACTTCCGGTGAGATTCAGGAAGCCACTGCCGCCCTTACTGATTGCACCGAAGACTTCACCGAAAACGGTAAATATACCGCCAAGAATCTGCTTACCAATGTCAAGAACAGCGAAGAGACCCGCAAACGTACGCTTAAGATTGTTAAGAGTGTCAGCACTGGGCATCATACTCTTGATAAAGGCATTGAATTTGACCGTCAGATCGTACAGTTGCTTCCCGGTTGTCGGTGGGAAGATCTCACGGAACGCATCTTTGACCGTCTTGGCCACCATGCCGAGTTCTTTGAACCCAGTCTTCAACGCGTCAAGGAGAACTGTACGTCCACCAACCTTAGACCAATCCTTAAGGACATTATTCAAAGCATATATCGGACCGGTCAAAGCATTCTCAGCCGCTATATGGATGCCACTGAAGAGCTTTGTCGCTACATCGATGTTACCAAATATGGTCTTGAAGATGGCGGCGTATGCTGTAGCCACCTCCTCCTTCAAGGCTTCTGTCAACTGAGAATATGTCTTGATGTTGACAGCGGCGCCCAGAGCAACCTTACCCATCTTCTGGATATTCTTGATCTGAGCATCCGTATAGCCCATGGATTTCAATTGGGCATCAGTAAGGTCGCCGGTAAAGCCTCTCAACGTCTGAGTCAAGACCTTGCCCGTGATCCAACCGCTCTTCAATGAACCTCTGAAGGAGTTACCCGCTTTGGTCCACTGATCAAAAGACTCGTTCATCGGGACGTTCTTAATTGTCTTAAGAGCTTTACCCGTAGTGAACAGAGCTTCCTGGAATACCTTACCGCCCATACCAGCATTGACTACCGAGTTCCAGTCTTGCAGCTTGACACTGTTCGATGCGATAGCCTGTGACAGCTGATACATCGCAGTTGAGGCTTGCTGAGAGTTGGAACCAGATAGTGCCGCCAGGTTGGCGATACCCTTGATCGACTCCGTTGATGTCTTCAGATCCACACCGGCAGCCGTGAAGGTACCGATGTTCTTAGTCATCTCAGAGAAGTTATATACGGTCTTATTAGCGTAATCGTTCAGATCAGCCAAAGCCGCCGAAACTTGAGCCAAGCCTTTCTTACCAGAAAGACCTGTGTTCGCCATAATGACCTGAACCGCGTTGATCTGAGTCTCGTAGTTCTTGAACCCAGCGACAATCGGATCAATTGTAAAGGACTTGACCAAAGATATGCCAGCACCGACAGCTTTACTGACAATAGTGTTCAATGCCGACAGAGCAACAGCACTCAGGAACGAGAATTTGCTCTTGATAGAGTCAACGGCTTTGCCGATATGTGAAAGATCGACCTTGCTAGCAGCAGCATCGATGTCTGAGAAACCTTTGCCAGCTGATGGAAAGCTTAGAGCTCTCTTCAACTTGTCAAGTGCACTGATAGACGCACTCACACCAGATTCGAATTTGCTAGATTCGAAACTCATTGATACTACTTTGTCATCAATGTTTGCCATTAGACTTTGGTCACCTCCTTCCACGCATCGGCTGCCATTTGGTCAAATATAGGACGTATCGCAGGCATAATGTAATCTCGCCCTACAACGTATCCGCCCGTTCCCGTACCATGTCCATATTCCAGCATAATGGCAATCGGTCGACCAGCTACAACATGACTGTTATGCCAACGAATAGAGTAATATCCTTTACGCTGAACAATATCGTAATACCAGGAAGCCGCAGTCAAACCAGTATCGGTTGGAGTTGCATTGGACAGTGCCGCCATACCCAAAGTTCCATATTTACTCAGAACAGCGTAGAGATCGTCCTGACTCAGATGTCTCAAATATTTTTCTGTGTTATTGAATGAGCCCTTTTGTGTGATAGTGATCATAGTGCATAGAATCGAACAACCACGACGCCAGGATCACCAGCATTTCGTCCTCCATGAGAACTACCATACACATTGGGTAGACCGTTTATTGGAGACGCTTTGGCTCCACCAGCTCTACCGGGCATACCATTGGCTGCGTTAGTAGAAGGATCAATGCTTGCTGGACTCCCAGGACCATAGACGGTCAGATCACCAGGACTATACGATCCTCTACTGCCTGCAGTAGCTGCGTTACAAGTAACAGCTCCATATTTGCTGACGCCACCAGCTCCGCCTCCACCTCCAGAACCGATAAAGCCATTATAAAAACCGTCTAGACCATCTTTACCAGCAACGCCAGGTCCTGTAGCGGAAGGAGTACCAGCGACTCCACCCTTACCGCCACCGCCTGGAACGTTATTTCCCCCTAAACCACCATCTCCACCATCTGCCAGTGAGGTAGCAGTGAATGAATTCACCTGAACACGATGGCCACCCTTACCACCGGAAGCCAGACAGGTAGTATCGTTGAACGAAGAATACCCGCCATCTCCACCATCAGTGGTAAGACCCGGATTGGTTTGATCTTCGACTCCCAAACTTCCCCCGGAGCCAATTACCACTGGACAAGTCGGTGGTAAAGCAGATAACAATCCTTGAACTCTATGAAACCCACCGCCACCGCCAGCTCCGCCAGTGCTTCGAATCAGAGTACCAACGTTTTCACTGTTGATACCCCCACCCATTCCTCCGCCTGCGCCAATGCAGATTACGTCGAAATGAGTATGCCCTGCGCTGATATATTGCGCAATATTGACTTGCTGACTAAAAGTAAGAGTTAAAACTACTGGACTTGGGCGAATCAGACTTCCTGAGAGCTCGAACCTCATCGTCGAATATCCTATCTATTCAGCAGGCACCTGAAGGTTACCCAACGCCTGAACAGTAGCGAGAATATCATCGTCTGTGATAACCGCCGGATCCTTACCAGGCTCATAGTCTGGGTTATCAAGATTTGCTGCTAGAGCATAATCCCATTTCTCAGCCCAAGTAGGCGAGCTGGCCCACAGATAACGATTGGTCGCAACCCAACTCATAGGATCTGTAATAAGTGATACTTCACCGAGATGTACTTGCTGAGATGCTGCAGCTCGCATTCGCTCATTCATATCAAGATCGTTGGCGATCGAGGCAATACCCAAATATGAATCGGTCATTTGTCAGAGCTCCTGTAGATTGATGTAGCCTTCATCTATCACAAAGTAATTAGCAGTACTACACCATGCCGTAAGCGATATTGTATGAGGTCCGGCCGCTAAGTTCTTGATGAGTTCAGCAGCTATATTTTCAATGCCATACGGCGTTATAGAAGCACCAAATTGATTGCCTGAATATACGCCTGCGCTATCAATATACAACTGACGTAAAATACTCTGCAAACTACTACTAGAATCACGATGTGCCAAAATGTAATGGCCAATTCGAAATGCGCCGGGTTTAGCTAGACTAAAATTGAGTGAAGCTACCGTTATTTGAGTAGTCTGCAAAGCTTGGCCTGTAGCCGGAACTTGATACCATATTTTAGGAAGGACACCAGCATCAATTGGTTTTGATTTCATGCTGCCACCCTTAGATCAACTTTAGATGTACTTTCCAGCGTATCAAAAGTCACATACAAATTATTCACATCCATTGCTTCCATATGATCTCCAACATTTTTCGGAGACACTGCAAGTGCTTGCGAACCCTTGGCGTACAATTTAATTACATCCTGCATAGTAAGCACATAACCACATACAAAAACACCATCAATTGATCCATTAAATGTAGAGGTGTTAGTTGAACTATCACCAATACGAAAATAGTTGAATCCGCCAAGAACCGGTACAACAAATGTGGTAGACGTAGCAACCAATTTTCCATCAACATACAGCTTACGTTTGATACCATCCACAGCGCCATTATCTTCTGTAACTATAGCTTGATGCCATAGTCCATCGGCTACATATGGCCCATGCATTGTATCACTACCGCTTGGAGCATCAATACACCCAAGAGTAGTAGAACCTACATAAATACCAGTAAACGTTGATGAACCATACTGAACGACGATTTGACCACCCAAAATCGTGGTCTTGAACCAGCCACCAAAACTACGTGGACCTGCAGTTGGTAAACCAGTATCAGATCCAAGAATTGATGCACTACTTCTAAAATTAAATGCGTTTCCTGCAGTACCATCAGCACCGGCTGTAGGTACGGCGTTATTATTAGTTAATACAGAATTTTGTGATCCCTCATCCGCAAAAGAACCCCCGGAGAAATTATACAATCTCAAAGGTGCTGTCGGAAAATCTGCAAGAGTCAACGCTGAACCTCTACGATACCTGCGCACGTTAAGCGATGCACGAGATGGAAGAACAGCAAGAGTATGTGGAACCTTAGCACAATATAGATTACGGATTTGATCTTCTGAAAGTACATCAGCAGTAATAAAAACTTCATCAATACGACCAAAATGTGGTGATGCAGCATTATTCGATGAATCAGCTTGTGACGCTCCAATATTTAACGGAGCATTTCCAGAAAACAACCCGCCAAGAGAAGCTCCACCGGCGTCAAAAACACCATCCACATATATACGTACCATAGTACCATCAAACGTCATGCACAAAAAATGCCAACGATCGTCGCATATGTTAGTAATTCCATCAATAACGGTAACGCTAGCACCATCATTAGAAATATTAACTTGTGGGGCAGTAGTACCAATACCAAACCAATAGGACCAGGAACCACCAGCTCCGCCCCACTTTGAGAGAAGTACTTGTGCTCCTGTCTTAGCCGTACGCATCCAGCCGCCAAAGGATCCGGCTTTTAGTTTGAATGGATCTCCTGCTCCCGTGTCAGAAATATAAAGCGCTTGTGCAACAGAACCTACAAATTGAGCGGCAGTATTAGCCACTCCACCAATCCCTGATGCAAATGGAACTGCCCCTTTATTAAGCAAATTCCGACCATTACCGCTTACGTCAGTCAAATCAGAGAGATTCCACAAACCCGCTGGAGCTGATAGGCCTAAATTCGCAAAATCTGCTGCTATAAACTGACGTCCTGCCCGAATCTGACCACTCAAACCAACATCAAGAACTGATGCAGAAGTAAGAACTTGAAGATCTTGGCCCATTGGACCTTGAGGACCCGCTGGTCCTTGTACGCTACCTGCATCGATCTGCGAGCCATCATGTTTGGTGAGAATCAGATTGCCACCGATGACATCACCATCAACAACGGAGGCGGCTTCGATTGCAAGCATCCGATCGGCTGTAAGACTTGTAACTGTAGTCATTTCACCTCCTAGCCTAGGTTGGTGGTTGAGATCGTATACGTGGTAGCATCTATGTACACCACATCGGCATTATCGATCGTAAACTGAGTTGCACTATTCATAGTGATGTAATTGTCACCATTATCAATAGCCTGCCAAGTACCATCACCGTTATCGACGATGATAAGTGCTCCCAGAGACTGGAAGATGTTTAGAATTTCCGAGATCGATGGAAAATGTGGAGCTGTTGTGTCAGTACCCCAGAGAATATCTTCTATTGCTTCGAGAATACTTGCCCCAGTAGTCTCTGAGTCAATGGAAATATGAACTGTTGGCCTAAAGCCTCTAGCTGAAGGGTTAGTTGGAGGAGTTCCACTCAACGCCCAAGCAAACTCAAACGCCGACATTGTTGTGTCTGTAAGCGTTGGTAAAGTGATCGTATCAGGATCGGCTACAAGATTATACAGAAGATGAATCGTATAGCCATGATCTATACCATCTAGATCATTACCCACTCTTGTCCTGTACGACAAGTTGAAACTCTTGTACGGCTGATCATGGAAGAGCAGTCCATCTGAAGGAGAGACCATTCCAATAACTTGTTCGAACTCATCCGGGTAAGTATAAGCTTTGAGTTTACCGGAAAAATCCCCCGGGAGCATATTGTCCAAATACTTTACTCCGTCGAGATAAAACGACTTGAGTTCTGAGTTAGATGTCTCTTCTACAGAGGTGATACCATTCCAAGGTACTCCAATCCCTCCTTGAGGATAGAAGACTCCTCGATCAACTCCTGTTTGAAACTCTCGAGCCCCGATCTTGTCCCAAACGATAGCTGTCATACCACCTCCTCTCTAACCACTAGTTCTCAATTGCGCTTTACGCTGAGCATTGAGTTCTCGGTTTCTGGCTGCAACTTCAGTTCTACTCATCTTCTTAGGCTTCGCGTTCTTGATGTTGCACACTCGAATCAAAGTGAACAACCGATTGAGATGCCATCGCTCACATTCGAATGGAATCTGAAACGCAATCATCCAGTAATAGATCAATTCGGCAGTAACTATCTCACGGCTCTGTGGGGCTCCAGGAGCCTCGCTAAACCACGTTGCTGTCATCTTGGCATCAATATAGTCATTGATAGACGTAACATTCTCTGAGGAGAGTTTGGAGAAAATTCCCTCTGGAACTTTAGGAGTCAATGTCATGACTTTTACGTAACCAAAAATTTCTTCTACAGATTTTTCTACTTGTTGAAGAAACGGCTTTTCATAGATTGACTCCCATTTTGAAAGTGAGACAAGAGAATGCTCTAACTCAAGAGTGAAATCACCACGACTGACAAACTCTTGAGTACTATCATCGAACATTTCGACACCAGGAACGACAATTGTGAGCATCCCCTAGTCTCCTCTCATAACTACTTCTTAGTAATCGAACGACCAGTCATCATCGCCTGAAATAGTGTGTCCAGGCAAAGCATGTGCTGTCACATTCGAGGTCTGCCCGACAGTCATAGCAGGCTGAGCTCCAGGAGTCGCCTCAGCACCATTGATCTTCCAGTCCACACCGGCCACTGTCGGAACAGTGACGACGTGAGTGGCTGAATCATAGCTTGGAGCATTTGCATCGGTCAGACGAACATCGGTAAGCGTTCCGGAGAACATACCGAGAACCTCATCCGGAAGAGGCAGTCTTGGATCAACTGCTCCGACTCCGAACAACACATCTTCAAGAGCGGCTAGACCATCTGAATCGACCTTGCTCGAGTCGATGGACAGCATAGCCGTCGGCTTGTATCCTGTGACTTGGACCGGAGTGGTGGTGACATCCCAGCTGAACGCCGTAGCCGCTGGTGAATCGTTGATCGTGGCATAGGCCTTCTGAGACGGAGCAGCCTGAGCTCCATAGATCAGATGCAGCTTGTACCCGTGATCCGTACCATCGAGATCGTTACCCACGCGCGTGCGATAGCAGAGACCGAAGATCTTACGACTCTGCTGTCCGATCGCTACTCCAGCTTCAGGCATAGCTGTACCGTCGCACTGAGCAAACTCATCCGGATACGTGAACGCCTCAACCGTAGCACCAAACTCCTCGGCTGAGATCAGGTTCAGGTACTTGATGTTG